CAAATAGAGCAGATTTTTGAATCTTGTACCTATGAAGTTAGTAAAGCAATTGATTCTACAAAAGGTGGTACATATGATGTTTCGGATTATGTAACACCTACTAACACAGAAGAATCAACTACCGAAACTACTACAAAAACAGAAACAAAAACTACTGAAGAAACAAAATCAAATAAAATAGTTATAGATTAACATTAAGAACGGAGAACTACTAAATGAAAGTAGTATCAAATAGAACAATAAAATACGAAGAACCAATTAAATTATACGATATACGAAACACAAAATTTCATAATTTTATAATTAAGGGTAAAACTAATGAATTTGTTTCCCATAACTGTTCTCTTCTCGATGAATGTAACTTTGGTGCAAATCCAAAAAATTTAAAAGAATCTCAATCACAAATGATGAAGATATATTCAGAAACAAAAGCAAGACAGAAATCTCGTTTTACTAGAGACGGTGGTAGATTGCCAACAATGATGTTTCTTGTGTCTTCTAAAAAATCAGAATTAGACTTTTTGGATAGATATACTCAAAAAGTAAAAGACGACCCGTCCGTTTATATTGTAGATAAACCTATATGGGAAATAAAGCCAAGAGATAGATTTGCAAAAGAAACTTTTAAAGTTGGTGTAGGAAATAAAAATCTTGAATCAATCATACTTCCAGACGATGCTGATGTAGATTCCTATATAAAACAAGGTTATGAAATACTTGACGTACCAATGAATTTTAAAGACGACTTTAAAAAGAATATGGAAAATTCATTGATGGCAATAGCTGGTGTTTCACTTAGTTCGGCATTAAAATTTATTAGCCCTAGAAGATATGATTCTTGTGTTGTTCCAAAAACAAAAAGACAAAATCCATTTACTTCAGAAGTTCTTACAATAGGACTTGATGACGATTTACAAATTAAAGACTTTTTTAAGCCATTTTTAGTACCTAAAAGTCTTATACAAAAACCTCTATTTATACATATAGACTCCTCTTTAAAAGGCGATATAACTGGTTTAAGTTGTGTAGCAATAGTAGGTGCTGCTGAATATGATAATGAAGATACAATAAGTAAATTGTATTTTGATAAAGGTGTTCCAGGTTATAGTAATGATGAAGACGAAGATTTAAAAAATGTAGAACTTCATTATGCAGATGTATTTACAATAGGTATAAAAGCTCCGAGTAATTCTGAAATCTCTTTGGAAAAAACAAGACAATTTATATATTATTTAAGAAAACAAAATTGGAATATAAAAGGTATTTCTATTGATGGTTTCCAAAGTGCTGATACAAGACAAATCTTAACAACTCGTGGTTTTGATTGTCAAATACTTTCGTTGGATAGAACACCTGAAGGTTATACACAATTTAGAGCTGCTATTAATGAAAATAGAATTGAGATATTAGAGCTAGAAGGTCTTAGAGACGAAGCAATTAATGTCGAAAAAAATATGCAAACAGGCAAGGTGGACCACACGAGTGAGGGGTCGAAGGACAAACTTGATTCACTTGCTGGTGCATTATGGAACGCTTCTTTATATAAAGGTACGTATGTTTACAATTATGGTGTTGATATTGAATCTGCTATATTAGTCAACAATAATATGCTTGATGCACAAACGCAAATAAAAGTTCAATTAAACCAATCCTTAGTAGACATAAAAACAAAAGAAGAGGAAGATGAAATAAGACGACAAATAGCAAAGCTTGTTGAAAGAAGTGTGAAAGATAATGAAGTTATAAATGTATCGGAAATGTCTGATAAAGAAAAAGAAGTTTACGCAAAACAAATTCTAAAACAAGCTGAAACAAATACATATAGACCTAGCGCATTAATAGATGACGGAATTATAGTATTTTAGGAATAATAAATGAAAGAAGATATACAAGCAAAATTTAAAGCTGTACAAACTCCACAGCCAAATATAGGTATTGAAGGTCAAAATAATCTTGCAAATTTAGTTGCTAATGACGAAGGACTTAATTCTTCTATAAATACAGACGAGCTTACAAAGTTTAGAACTTCTTCTGAAACAAGGGAATCGCTTTATCAAATTTTCGATGAGATGAGTGGTGACCCTATTATTTCAGGTGCTTTGGAATTATACGCAGAAGATTCTGCCGAATATAATGAACAGGGCAATGTTGTTTGGGCAACAAGCGATGACGAAGCTGTATCAAAAATTTGTAACAATATATTGCAAGATTTAAAAATTGACGAAAAAGCGTGGGAACATATTTACTCCTTATGTAAATATGGTGATTTGTATTTAGAAACATTTAGAGCTACCGATAACATAGAAAAACAACAAGGTAAATCTAACTTATTAAAAAATACCTCAATTATCCAAGAGGGAAAAAATTTTAATAGTGACGATACAGAGCTTGTGGAATCTGTTATAGTAAATATTTATGGTAAGCAAGAGAAATTACAAAATTACATTGAAGCTGTAAAAGACCCCGCACAGATATTTGATTTAACACAACGTGGTAAAAGCGTTGGATTTTTAAAAGTACCTAAATATAATAAAAATAACAGTAATACTTTAGGTAGTGCAAATTATGAATATAATTACATAACTGATGATGTATTTTTATATGACCCAACAAAATATGTTCATATTTGTTTAGCAAATCCAAGCGATAGAAACCCTGAAACTGTTGAGTTATTTAAATATACAAATTCAGATAAAAATAAAACTGAAACAGAGAGAATAAAAGAAAGAGAATCATTGACATATACAGTAAAACGTGGTAAGTCTATTTTACAAGATGTTTATAAAACTTATAAAGAATTAAGTTTATTAACTGATTCGTTACTGTTAAATAGAGTTGTACGTTCTGCGTTGGTTAGAATTATTCAAGTAGAAGTTGGTGAAATGGGTAAATCAGAAACTATGCAACTTCTTCAAAGAATTAAATCTTTATTTGAACAAAAAACAGCTATGACTGCTGGTGAAAAAATGCGAGAGTACAACAGTCCGTCACCTTTAGAAAATAATGTTTACATTCCTACAAGAGGTGGTCAGGGTGCTTTATCTGTAAGCAATTTAGGTGGAGACGTTAATGTAAAAGATATTGCAGATATTGATTATTACAATAATAAATTATTTGCAGGTCTTAAAATTCCAAAACAATTCTTAGGTTATACAGACGATACTACTGGATTTAGCGGTGGTGAAAGTTTAACTAAGATTTCTGGAAGATATGCTAAAACAATAAAGAGAATACAAAATACATATTGTCAAGGCATTAAAACGTTATTAAATATATTCTTAATTGATAGAGGACTTATACAATACGTAAATAAATTCCAAGTTAAGATGTTAGCTCCGACTACACTTGACGTTACTGATAGAATTGAAAGCTTAAAATCAAAAACAGAAGTTATTGAAAGCATTATGAATTTATTATCTAATGTAGAAAATACTAAAGACCAATTATCTATATTACAATCATTGTTTAATAGTTTTATAGACATACCAGAGGTTAATGAAAAATTAGATACTATTGTAAAGTCTATGCCCGATGAGGTAGAAACTGAAACACCTACGGAAGATATGAATGAACCGTTCGGTGGAAGTTCGTCCGAACCTAGTTTTGAAGAAAACGAACCTACAGAATCAAGTACTTCAGAAGAATCGTCTAATGCAGAAGAAAGTGAAGAATTACCTTCACCTGAAGATTTAGACATAGATTTAAGCGATAATGAAGAATTAGCATAACAGGAAGAATTAGTGTGATTAGTAAGATAGATTGTTATAAATTATTAAATGAAATTCAAAATAGTGGTATAGACATAAAAGATACATTAACAGAATTAACTAATAATGTTAATGTTACAAAAAATATTATAAACTTTATAAATAAGCATAGACCACAAAACATATATTTATTTTATAAAGAATTACAGCATAAGAACAGTAAACGAAAGAATAAATTATATCAAAATCTTTTAAAAGATAATAATACTGAAACAGAAAGATTATTGTCATTAACAAGTTATATTTCTCAAGTATTTTTATTTACAGAAAAGATGGAAACTGTTGAAAAATTAAAGTTTTATCAACAGAGTAATTTGACACAATGTATTTCTGCACTTTATAATTATGTAGAAAAAAAAGATTACTCAGAAATTTTAAATATTTACGATTTAATTTCAACAGATATTAAAATATTTGTTTACAGTGAGGAAGTATAAAAGATGGCACAAATACTTATAGAGAGTAAAATTGGTTCTTTACAACCCATAAATGAATCAGTAGAAAATAAAAGGGCTGGTGTTTTGGGCAGACTTAAAGGACCTTGTGCAAAATGTGATGAACCAACGAGAAATGGTAGATGTTATTCAAGAAAGCTTTGGGAAAGCGTTATTGATTCACCGACATTTAAAGAGTATATAGACAATAAAGTTTTGTATGGGGAGTTAAATCACCCTACAGACAGAATTGAAACAGATATTACAAAAGTTGCAATAGCATTATCCGATATTGAAATACAACCAGACGGAACTTTAATAGGTACTTTTGATATACTTGATACACCAAACGGACACATATTAAAAGCACTTTGCGATTATGGTTCACACCCTGGTGTATCTTCAAGAGGTGGCGGTGACGTTGTAATAAGAGAAGGACAAGAGTACGTAGACGAAGGAAGTTATGACTTCGTTGCTTTTGACGTTGTTACACTTCCAGCCGTTAAAATGGCACGTCCGTCTGTTGTAGAATCAGTTGAATATAAAAATAAAGTTTCTACATTGCATGATAATATAAATAATGTAATCAATGAAGCAAAAACACGTGCAGATATTATTTCAATTAAATCAATAATTGAAAAATTAAATATACCTGAAAAAACAACTCTTTTAGAGAATATGGATAAAAAGTTAAAAACATTTGACGGAGAAAATTCTTCAACTGTTTTAAATGATTTAACAGAAGCTTTAAATAAAGTTGAAACACTTGAAAAAGAGAACGCACAACTCACAGAGCAAGTAACTTCGGGAAGTATCCGAGAGAAGAATCTGAATGAGGAATTACAAAAAACTAAGGGTGCATTATCTCGTATTCAAGAAAATAAAAAAGTATTAGGAAATTCAAAAACAATAACTGAAAATCTTAATACACGTCTTAATTCAAGTATTGAAGCCAATAAAAAATTAAGAAAGGAATTAGCAAGAGTAAACTCACAACTTAACGTAGCTAATAGTAAATTAGACGAAGCGGAAGTAAAAGCCAACTCCGATAAAATTTCAATTAATTTACTTACTGAATCGAAAGAAACATTAAGAAAAAAACTTCAAGTTGAAAAAGGCAAAGTAAATGACCTCGAAGAACAATTAAAAAATACAAATGATGCTATTCTTGAACAGAAATCAAAAATGCCAGCTATTGTTGAACAAAAAGTAGCTGTAAAAACAAAAGATTATGCAATTCAATTACAGCAATTAAATGAAAATGTATCTTCGTTGCAAGCAAAGTACAATGGTGCTTTGACGGAAAAGAAAACGCTACAACATAATTTATCAGATATGATAAAGAAGTATATTACTTGCAGATGTAACCAAACTGGTATATCTGAATCGCAAGTATATGACAAGTTGGGAAAGAAAATTGTAATAGAAAATATTGACAAAGTAATTGATTCTGCTGTTGATTTTAATTCAAGGATAAATGCACTTCCATTTGAATTAAATTCTAATAGTATTGTAGGTGCAAGACTTGTATCAGAACAAGTTGAAATAAATAATAGACCTAAAAATGCTATAGATGATGATTTAACTGGATTAAAACAATTATTATCTTTAAAAAATAAAAAATAGGAGAATTTAAAATTTATGGCTACAGTTATTACTGAAGGCAAGACATACCTTGACGAAGCCAAGACTAAGATGCTCTGTGAAAAGTGGAATACTCGTATTTCATTTATGGAGAAGTCTTTGAATGAATCAGCTTCTAAGACAGGTATTAGTTTTAACTATGAAAGAAAGGCAGCCCTTTCTAAATTATTGGAGAATACACAAAACTATATCAAAGGCTACTTAGGTGAAGCCGTACAGTCAGCGGACGTAAACAGCCCTGCGTTCCTTGTAGCGTGAGCTACTTGGCAACTTAATAATTTAAGTTGAATACTTCATTAATTGCTGGAAACTCCTATAAACGGACAATCAGCAGCCTGTATTAAATACAGGTTCAACGACTATCGAAAACATAAATAAAAGTTGAAATACTTTTATCTAAGAAGTGAGTAGAGTAGAGCTCAAGTGAGTGGGTATTTAAGCGATAATAACTTAATGTAAAACGAAGAACAAAACTTCCCCTTAAATCGAAATGTGAAGCAACTATAAATAATAAAAGTTTTATAGTTGAAGATATAGTCTGAACTTTATAGTAATATAAAGAATGGTATGTAAAACGACATACTGAACAAAAATGTGGGCAGTATAAAAGATATGCGCTTGATATGGTTACAACGATAATTCCAAATCTTATCGCCTTAAAATTGAGGGCAATATTATAGTAATATAATATTAAAAAACTACGTGAACTCAGGGAAACTCTTATAAAAATTGATACCGTTTATAAGACAATCCTGACCTTAATTATAAATTAAGAGCAACGACTATCGAAAGCATAGATAAAGATTGAAATATTTTTATTAAAGAAGCGAGTAGAGTAGGTAACAGTGTTACCGAAGTGCGTAGCAACCAAATATATAAAAGTTATTTGGTTGGTGATATAGTCTGAACACTATGGTGACATAGTGAGAATAAATGGAAACGATTTATTCGTAACATAATTGTTGATTTGGTATCGGTACAACCTATGGAAAACCGTGTAGGTATGATTAACTATATTGAGTATACATACAACACAAACAAGGGTGCTACAAAAGCTGGTGATGCTTTTGCATCTCCTCTTGGACTTGGTGGAGTTGATACTAAGTTTACTTCTTCGGAAGTTTATAATGAGTCACTTCCCAATGCTACAGCAGCTGCTTATACAGGTTCTATCAGTTGGACACCCGTTGTTCCTGGTACAGTTGTAATTAAGCACGGTGATGTAGAGATTACAGATGACGGTGCTGGTAAATTAACAGGTACTGGTCTTACTGGTACAGGTACGGTTGATTATGCTACTGGTGCTATTTCTTATACATTAGCAACAGAAGATACACTTTCTACACCTACAGTTGCATATCGTTATAACAACGAATATCTTCCTATGAAGGATATTCCTGAAATCGGTATGCACATTGTATCTCTTCCTATTACAGCTCAAACTCGTAGACTTAAAGCTTTCTACAGCTTCGAAGGTGCTTGGGAACTTAAGAAGGAATACGGACAGGATATGGAACAGCTTCTTAACGCAGAAGCAGCAGCCGAAATTCAACGTGAAATCGATGCAGAAATTTGTTTTGATTTGTTAAGAAAAGCAAATGCTGGCACACCCCTCACTTGGAGTAAATCGGTTCCTGTAGGTGTTACACTTGTTGACCACTATGATTCCTTTGCAACTACAATGGAAGAAGGTTCAACGGTAATTTATCAAAAGACTCGTAGAAATCACGCAAACTTTATGATTTGTGGTTCAAATGTTCGTACTGTAATAACTACAATGCGTATGTTTAAGCCATCTAATGTTACTAATGTTACAGGTCCTTATTTCTTAGGTACTGTAAATAACATTAAGGTTTACGTAAACCCTGAATATGATGCCAACGATTTCGTACTTGGCTATAAAGGTGATAACTTGCTTCATGCAGGCTACGTATATGCCCCGTCGGATGATTACGCTTTAGTAGCGTAGGCAAACAGCGGCTCTAATAAGAAATTATTAGATGATAATAAGGTTAATTGCTGGAAACTCTTGAAGACATACAAACTACAACGTAATTCGTGAGAATAAGCGTGAATGTTTAAAAATTGTACGTTATAAGACAATCAGCAGCTAAATTGGTTTATTTAAAATGTATGGATATGTTTACGAAACGACTAATTTAATAAATGGTAAAAAATATATTGGACAACATATTGGAAATGTATTTGACAAGAACTATTATGGTTCTGGAACAATATTAAAACAAGCCTTGCGTAAATATGGAAAAGAAAATTTTTCAGTTAAAATTTTAGAATTTTGTGAAACGCTCAAAGACTTATGTTTAAAAGAGCAATATTATATAAGTTTATATAATGCGGTCAATAGTGATAACTACTATAATCTGTCACCTGGCGGAGAAGATACTGTCGGTGGATTTAAAAAAGATATGAAATTCACAGAAGAACATAAACATAAAATAGCGTTATCAAATAAAAGAAGAATTGAAAATGGTTTTAGACCAACTGTCACACAAAAATCTTTAGATGCTTTAGAAGCTGGTAGACATATGCCAGCAAGTGAAAAACTAAAACAATCATTAAGAGAAAGAAGATTGAATTGTGAAGTTTCACAAAGCACGAGAGATAAATTAGCAAAAGCATCTCTTGGTAAAAAGATAATAAATAACGGAGTTAGATGTATCGCTGTTACTAAAACAGAAGTGGATGAGTATATAAAAGACGGTTGGAAATTAGGACATATACCTGGAACAAGAAAAAATAGTAAAAAGAAAATAAACCAAGAAGTTCAACGACTAACGGGTGGCACCGTGTAGAGTCAAGTGACTCGAAAGACCTTATATCCGAAAGGATAATAATATAGTCTGTTCTATATAGTGATATATAGTGTTTAAAAAACAGATGTAGCTTAACGAACTACATTCAACAATAAGATATGCCAATCATGACTTCCGATACTGTACAATTGGAAGATTTAGCTGGTCGTAAAGGATTTGTTACAATGTTTGGAAAAATTTGCGTAAATTCAAATCTTTATTTAAGAGGAAGAATTACCGCATAACAAACACAGAACAAGCTCCCAATCCAACGAGCGACCTCTAACTGGTAACAGTTTTAAAATAAACTCTGTGAATTGCTTGAAAACCTTATTAATCTACCCAATTAATAAGACAACCAGCAGCCAAGCCTTATAAATAAGGAAGGTTCAACGACTATCGAAAACAGATTTAATTTAGGAATAAATTAATGGTAAGTGAGTAGAGTAGATAATAGTATTATCGAAGTGCAGAGATACCTAATTAACCAGAGCGGTTAATGGTATGAGATATAGTCTGGTCTATATAGTGATATATAGAAAATATATGGAAACGATATATTTGTAACAAAAAACGAAGGGATGGGTAACACAATACGGCAAGTTGATGATAAACAGCAATCTTTATTTGCGCGGCCGTATCACTGCTTAATCGCTAAATAAACAACACATTCACCCATATTGTATAATAAATATGGGTGAATAAATAAAAATAATAAGGAGATAATTATGGCAACTTTAGATTTATCTATTGTACCTGCAGACGTTACAGTTACAAATAATGCTGATACAGAAATTCCTGTACAGTTTTATCAGAAAAATACAAAGCTTAAGCTCCCCGCTGGTGATACTTTGATTATAAGAGCTACTACTAGTGCTGAACTCGGATATTATTATTCTCTTGCAAGAGAAGACCTTAATATCGCAGTTGATGCTAAGCCTGTTTCTGAAATTTAAATATAAAAATGTGTTACCCAAGGTATGAAATAATGCCTTGGGTAACAATAATAAAAAAGGTTAAGAAATGAAAAGGGAACAATACATTCAAGATATAATTTTACAATTGGGCGGTCAAGGTGTAAAGATAGAGTTAATGGAAAATGACCAAATATCTAAATTACTTGATTTATCATTATCTGAATTACAAGCATATATTAATATTACTAAACTTGCTACATTACAGTATGCACCTTGTATAGATTTGTCTGAATGTGCTGTACAGACAGTACAGCAAGTATTTAGAACAGATAGTTATAATGACACTGGTTCAAATGAACTTTTAGATGCCATTTATCTATCATTTAGTGCTTTAAAAGGTTGGTCAACAGATAGTATGTCACAATATAGAAGCTATTTGAGGACACAGCAAATTAAAAATACTTTAAAAACTGATTTATCTTTTAGATGGGATGAAATGGAAAAGAAATTATATGTTTCTGCAAATTACCCTATGCCAAATCGAATTACGATACAGTATATTCCGTTATTTAAAGACGTAGAAGAAATAAATAGCACGTACTGGGAAGATAAATTAAGAAGATTAGCGTTGGCACATTGTAAAATAGTTTTAGGAAGAATAAGAGGTAAATATACTTTATCAAATGCTCCTTATACACTTGATGCCGACACGTTATTAGAAGAAGGTAATAATGAATTAAAGGACATACGTGACCAGTTGCAAAATAATAATGATTTAGTATTACCTATTGATTAAAAATGAAATCGTTACCCAATAATTGGGTTTTATATATTATTAAATTATTTTTTAGGAGAAAAAATTATGGACGATAAAGAAAGATTTAAAAATCTTTTTGAAGGTTTACAAAACCTTAACAAGCAACCTATTAAAGAAGAAACTGAATCTGAAATTACAGTAGATACAGACGAACCTTCTGACGAAGTAGTGAAACCCGTTATTGATACAAACTTGGGTGTAGAGGGTGTTGATGACGAACCAACAGCTCCGATTTCTTATCTTGGAAAGTATGTTTGTGAATGTAATGTTTGTCAAGCTGCTTTCTTCATTGATACTGAAGAAATTGCTCCAGAAGAAGTTTGCCCTGTATGTGGTGCAGAAGCTTCTGACTTATCTGTTGTAGGTGTTGTAGCTCCATCAGATACAGATATTGGTCCAAATCCTGGTCCTGACCCTAGACCTGATACAGACGAAGACGATTTTGAAGTCGAAGACGATGAAAAGAAAGAAGATGAGGAAGAAGACGAAGATATTGAAGAATCTGTAAAGAAAAATAGAAAATCTTTAAGAGAAAATCAACTTCGTAGAAAAGCAATAGGAGAAAGCAAAAGACCTATAGCAAGAAAGGTTGATAATCAATTTGACGAATCAGCTTTTGATAAAATCGTAACAAAATATCTTCGTGAGAACTATTCTAATGTATTATTCTTTAGTACTAAGAAAGCAACTCAAAGTAGAAAGGGTATTAAAGTAGAAGGTGTTGTAAGATTTAAGGGTGGAAATAAGCGTGATATTTCATTTACAACTTCTCCAGTATTAATTAAAGAAGGTATTAATACAAGAGGCAGAGTAAGTGCAAGTTGTTCTTTTGTAACTACTCCTAATGCTTTTGTACTTGAATATAAGTATAGAAACGGTAAACTTTTACCTGAATCTTTATCTTATGATTACATTGTTACTAAGGATAATAATAAGAATAGGATTCACGGAAAAGCTACTTTAGAATCTGTACAAAGTACAGCAATTGCAAAAAATGTTAGAACAAAAATTAGAGCTAAGAACGAATCAGTTAAATTAAGTAAAAAAACAAATAAATGAGGGTGTTAAGATAATTAGTGACTTATCTGACTATACACCTTGGTCTGGTGCAAAAGATACTTGGGAAAAAATTGTAGATGCCGACATGGTAGACGATTTTGATGCTTACTTAGAAGAGTTGTATCCAGACGGACTAACAACAACTGAAGTAAATGACATTCTTTGGTTTGACGGTGACACAGTTTTAAGTGACCTCGGAATTTCTGATGATGAAGATGACGAAGATACAGAAGCTGAAGATACTAATGAATCCGTCAAAATTAATAAAAAGCCAATAAAAGAAAGCAAATCCATTAAAACCAATAATAAAAAAAATAAGTAAATAACAATTAATCGAGAGGGATACTAAATGTCGAATATGTTAGATTTAATAACTGAAGAGAAACGTTCGAGTTTAGTATCCCGTTCTCGTAGAAATCCAAGATTTCAAAGAAGTAAAAATGTATCTATTATAACAGCTAATCGTGCCTTTGATAAAATAGATATGAATAAACTGTTTAAAGATGATATATTAGAAGTTACTTTACAAATTAACGGTGAAACAGATGATTATGAAGTACTTATGTCATTTAGCGGTGTTATAGAGAAATTAAAAAATAATATAAAATCGAATGTACAAGTACAACAAACTAAAAAATTAAACTTAAATATTATTATAAAATCTTTAAAAAATGCTTTTGATGCTAATGATATTTATTTACATTGTAATTGTTTACACCCAGATACTGAAATTAAATTACTAGACGGACGTGTACTTACAATAGAGAATTTATGTAAAGAATTTGAAACAACCGACAAAAAACTTTATGTATATTCTACTGATGAAAAAGGTGATTTTGTTCCTGGTGAAGTCGAGAAAGTATGGAAAACTAGTGAGACTACAAATCTTATAGAGGTTACACTTGATAATGATAAAAAAATATTGACAACACCCGAACATTTATATAGATTAAGAGACGGAAGTTATTTACCCGTAGCAGAATTGACTGTCGGTCAGTCTTTATTTTCATTATCTTTAGAAAAAACAAGTACTCGTGTAATAAAAAATATACAAATTATTAAGTTAGATAGCCCAATATCAGTTTACGACATAAAAGTTAAAAAATACGAAAACTTTTTTGTTAATGACGGTGTAATACTTCATAACTGCCCAGACTTCAAGTATCGTTTTAATTATTGGTCAACTGTAAAAAAGTATAATAGCGGTGAACCAGAATTAAGATTTGCTAAAATAACTAATCCAAATAACTCTTTAGGTTCAGGTTGTAAACATACAATATTAGTTTTAAAAAATAATTCTTGGTTAATTAAGGTTGCAAGCGTTATACTTAATTATATAAAGTTAATGCAACAAAGATATAAAAAACTTTACGACACTATTATTTATCCAGCTATTTTTGGCAATATAAAGGAAATAGAGCCACCTACACAAAATAATACACAAGAAACTGAAACACCTGTTACAAGCGAAATTACAAGTTCACAAGAGGGTTCTGAAAGTGAGGAAAACAACGATGAAGATAATACTTGAAAAGACACTTGACGAATACTCTAAACAATATAAATATGATGAAATACAATACGAAACATTAAAGTATTTCGAGGACGAAGGTGTTAATATTGACCTTGTAGCTGACCCGTCTTTTAATGAAAGAGAGATGTTAGCTATTTTAGACGGAGTAAAGAAAGGTTATAATATGCAACCTTTAGCTAATCATCAATGGGGTTGGCAACAAATAGAAGAAATTGTAAATGCTTGGAATAGGAAAGTTGATATTTTAAAATATATAGATTCTACTTGGGATTCTTATCAAATACACGAAATTGTTTTAGGTTTATTACACGGAATAGACTTAACAAAATATGTAGATAATACAATGAATTATAGAAGAATACAGCAAGTAAGAAAAGCATTAGAACAAGACAGAGATGTTAATCTCGTATTAAAACACGGCGAAGAATCGTATAAAAAATTATATGATAGACGACTTAAACATTAAAGGAGAACTGTAATGGCAGATTACGAAAAATTACTTACTCAATTAAAAAATCAATCAAATACAGATAAAAAGTTAAATGAATCTGTTGAAAAGAAAAATAAATTAAATGAATCACCTGTGTATAATATGACCCCACAATATGATAGAAGACAATCATTTTATGGTAAAGCTCGTGTAGACGACAACGGTGATACAAAAACTTTATATTCATATAATACACCTGTTTGTAAGATAGTTGGTGGAAAGGTCACACTTCTTCCAAAATGGAATTTATCACAAACAACATTAAGACATGTTAAAGAATTTTTATCTCAAAATGGCTTTAAAGCAAATAGTTTAAAGCAAATTGAGAACGACTATGCTTTAGGTGAATCTAAGAAATTAAATAAAAACCTTTTAAAAGAAGAAACATCTGATAAAATAATTGTACATTTATTACCAGACGAACAACAGAGCAGTTTTTCAAGTGATTATTGGTATTGGATGTTAGATGATGACGGGTTATATGGCTACGATGGAAAGAACGGAATTATTATTTTAAGTGATAGAGGTAGAATTTATAAAAATTATACTCAGTTCTCTAACGATGAAATAAAAGATGCCATAGACGAAAATTCATTAAGTGAATTGATTGGTAAAAAATACACAAAATACACAGAAACTGGTTATTCTCAAGGAGATATTTTTGAGTGCTATTATCCTGTTGGAGAATTTAGTAAAGACTACTTAGAAGAACTCGCTATGTGTGCTTTAGGTATGTTTACTATATATGAAGTTCAAGGTGATGAAGAATATGATACAATTATAGGTAACACTGTTCCAGTATGGGATAATGGGGTATCAGCTAAAAAACAGATAGCAGATACTTTAGGTGTATCTGAAAGTGATATAGTTATAAGAAAACCCGTTCGTTCATATAATTATGTAGATACAGAAGATGAGGATTAATTTTTTAAAAACTTTTTAATTTCAGTTGACAAATAATAATTATAGTATTATACTATAACCATAGATTGAAATTAAATAAACTAAATACATAAATTTTCAAGGAGAAAATAGATGGCTGACTATAAAGCATTATTAGAAAGTTTAAGTAAAACTCAAACAAAATCTAATAGAAAAGTAATAGTAAATAAAAAATTAACTGAAGCGGTTGAGTCTAATATTAATATAGATAAAATTGCGAAGTTTATAAAGGATGCTGTAGATGGTTTACAAAAAGGACCGTTTACTAATTATCGTTATAAATTAGATGACAGACTTGCTATATTTGTTGGTTGGTCACAAGGTTTTGACGAAAATGACAATACTTGCATACACGATAAAAAATCTCCAGAGTATTGTATTGTTGCTGGTATAAAAGTTTGGACTTCTGATGATATGTGGACAGATTATGAATGGTTAAATTTCCCTTGAAAATGGTGAAGTAAGAGATGAATCAGATACTGCAATATCCCCCAACGAAAATTATCAGCAACTTGCACGAAGTCTTGTAGATGACTATAAAGAATTATCTAAACTTGATATAGATGAAGATGGTCTTATTCTTGAAGAATCTAAACAATCTAATAAAAAACTTCTTAAAGAAAGCGCATCTAAACTTGATAAGTTATTAAATAAAGTTACTAAGCAAATATACTATTTATATGACATGGACAATCCTTATGATACTTGGACTGAATTTAAAAGAGCTATGAAAGAGCAGTTCATGCAATTACAATACGTAGATGAGTACATTGAAGAATGGGAACAATATGAAAAAGATAACGGACAAGATGATAACGTTGATGAATTTTTAGACACACTTAAACAAATTAAAGCTATATTAGAAAATGAACTGCCACCCAAACCCCCTTATCTTGGTTTTGACGAATCAGTAAATATGCATGATGAGAAATCTTTAAAAGAAAGTAAAAAACTTTTAAAAGAAGAAACTGGTCCATATAAAGGTAATGAATTTTTAAAAGAAGTTGCTAAACAGCTGGAATCACTTAATGACTATGGTTATATTAATGAGCACAGATGGGAAGTTAAAATTTGGAACAATGACGGCAATTTAATTGAGGAACCAGATATTGATTCAAATTTATACAAATATATGCTTAGAGATATTTCGTATCCAGTTGCGGACGGGCATCTTGAATATGACGGTATTGAACTTATTCTATACGGGCTTGAAAATGTTTCAAAGAAAAGTCTTGAATTATTGTGTTTCGATAAAAAAGATATTAAAGATTACTTAAAAGACAAGAATACAGAGATTAGTACACACTATACATATGAAATTGATACTGGTGATTACGATATTGATTCTGAAGATGATTATGAAGACGAAGACATTGACGAATCAGTAAAGAAAAATAGTAAAAAACTGCTTAAAGAAGGATTTGAATATTTGGACGGTAGCAAAGTAAAAGTATTTAGTGATTATAATACTGGTAAAAGGGTTGCAGATAAAAGTGGGTTAAAAGAATCTGAATATGGTAAAGCTACACAAAATAAAAAATACGATATATATTATACCTGTTTTAATAAAAGTGGGGATAGAAACGATACTGAAGAAATTATCTGTTATTATGGATATGATGATAACGGAAAGCCACGCAAATTAACTAAGGACGAAAAGGAATTTATTGAGCAAACAAAGGAATTAACTTTTGATACTACGTCTTCTATAAAATCAATTAAAGAAGATGCAAACGAAAAGATATATAAATCTGGTGATAAAGTATCTTTTAGCAATTTACCCGATAAAGTATATAAGAAAGATTTTGATGAACTTAAAGAAAAATTAGAAAATCTTGCAGATAAATCAAAATCAATTTATAGAGTAGATACTTATGGTAGTAAATTTAAAATAGAAGTTTTAAAGGCTAACGGTGCTGTAAGAGGAACTTATGGACCTGTCGGTGGAAAATTTAAGAGAATAAAAACTATCTATGGTATTGCTGATGATAGTATTAAAGAAAGCATAGATTTCTCTCGTTCAAATATAATTGAATTTCCAAGTGGTGACTATGTTTATGTAGAAGAAGAAAACGGAAAGCTATACGCTGGTTCAGCTACTAATACTGGAATGTTCCACGAATATGAAGTAGATATTGAGGGTGACGAATCTACTGATAATGATTTACAAAATCTTTATGACTTAATTATATCGGAACACCCCGAATATTTAGACGACATTAATGAATCAGTTAAATTTAAAAGAAAAAAATAAATAAAATTTATTTATTAAATTGCTTGACATTTATTGGTTATAGTGTTATACTATAACCAATAAAAACAAGTGATACTCATTTTTGAGTATCGAAGGAGTTAAAGCAGTTGGAAAGAAAGCAATTATTTGAAGCAAACATTTCAAGAGTTTTACAGCATACTACAGATGATACAACATTTGCTATTATTGGATATTTCGATAAAGATACGGGTCAAAGTCATAAAAGTGAAGTTTTATCTTGGCTACAATCTAAGTCTGGTAAGTATGTAAATAAAGCTAACAAAGAAGATGACACTGGAAATCCAAATTATCCAAAATTTGGTTATACATTAACTAATGGAACATATACATATAAAGACGGACCAAATAATGGTAAAACTATACCAGAACCTTCCGTTATTTTGTATAATGTAACAAAAGAGGATGCACTTGAGTTAGCTAAAAAGATTAATCAAGAAAGTATTATTTGGAAAGATACAGATTTCTTTGGTTTTCTAACAACCGACGGTAAAGAAGACGGCAGATTAAAGAGAGGGACACTAACATTTGACCCCGATATAACTACATCATATGGTACGCAACTTAGAAATGGTGTAAATAAAAATGACAGAAATGTCGGACATAATAAAAATAAATTATTTTCTTTCGTAGAAGAAGGAGTTGAACATAGGACGATGAAAGATGCAGAAAGAATACAACTTTTAAGAAACTATCTTGAATTAGACGATGATGACGAAATAACAAGTGATTATATAAATCATTTTGTAGTTAGCAGTAGCGGTGAAGAATATTATGTTGTCGATGAAGACGAAGCATATAATCTTGCAAAAGACGACATACTAGAATTATGGGATGAATTAGGTCTTGAATCATTCAGTAAGGATTTTCAAGAAGAAATAATGTATAATTATGTTGATGAAGATTTCTTTGAGGATTTGTGTCAAGAAGATTATACCTATTACGCTCAAGACATTGCAAATGAGAGTTCTGATGAATTTGAATCTCGTCTTGTAGAAGAAATGTACGATAGAGGAATCGTAACTGATGATGACTTTGAAACAGATGCAGAAGGAAATGTTGACCATATGCAACTCACATTTGATGCTGAAGATAAGATTGAAGATTTTGTAAATGACCTTGTTGAATCAGACGGTCCAAATTATGGTGAATGGTATGTCAATACTTTTGATGATGAAAGTCTAAAGAACCTTGTTAAACAAAATCCAGATGCAATTGATATGGATGAAGTTGTAGATGCTGTTATCAGAACAGACGGAGTTGCTAATTCTATTGCAAGATATGACGGCAAAGAAATTGATTTAGGTGACGGTATGTATGCTTACCGAACCAACTAATAACTTATAATTAAATAATATACGAATGTTGTCAATGAAAAAATAACATTGACAACATTTTTTTATATTGCTATAATTGTATTATAAAATAAAGTATTATGGTAATTGATAATGAAATTAATTTTAGAAGAATACGATGAATTTAACTTAATTTTAGAAAGTATAGAAGATTCTAAAAAGAAATATGCTAATATTCCAGAAGATAAATTTATGGAATTAATTTCATTAGACCCTACTTATGATGAAAATAAAGATAAATTAGGTATTTACGGAAATTGGATTTTAACAGCTTATTCTAAAAATAGACTAAGTAATTTAGGTCATGTAACAGACGTATTGACGAGTTTTGACGAAAATAAAAAGAATTTAAAAAATAAAGACATAAGCAGTTTTAAAACACTTGAAGATATTGACAATTACTTAAATGACGATAATTCATATAACGAATTATCTAAAAGACAGCAACTTCGTCAAACACAAAAATCAGTTCGTACTACAGATGTAGAAAAAGATGCTGATAAAGTATATGAAGATAAATATTGGGTAGTTTATGTACCTAAAACTTATCAAGCTTCTTGTAAATTAGGTAGAGGTACTACTTGGTGTACAGCTACAACAGAAACAGATAGGTATTATAAAGACTATACAAGTAGCGGAAAATTATATATAATTATAAATAAAAGTAATCCTGAAGAAAAATATCAATTTCATTTTGAAACAGAATCTTTTATGGATAAAGATGATGAAGATATAGATTTTGTGCAATTTTTTGCTAAAGATTTAACAAAAAATAGCGGACTATTTAATTATTTTGATGAAAATGAATATTCAAATGATTTAGCAAGTTATTTCTATAATGTTGAATTTGTTATTGAACTATCTAAAAATAATTATACAGTTTCACAAAGCACAACACGAGACGATGATTTTAAAATGTGGCACTACGATTCCATTCCGCTTATACGAAGTATAGATTTTGATACTGACGATGATTATATAGAAGAAAAAGAATTTGAAGAGTTTATTGGGTTAGAAGAAATTAATATACCAGAAAAGATTACTGATATAGGTAAAAGTGCTTTTAAAGATTGTCCGTTTTTAAGTAATTTGACATTACCAAAAACACTTAAAATAATAAGAGCATATGCGTTTGAAAATTGTGATAAATTATCAAACATTAATTTTAATGATGGCACACCTATAATTATGCACGATGCTTTTAGAAGATGTAGTAATCTTTCACATATAGAATTAGCGGAAAGAGATGCAACACAAAGAATTGATGCTTTTGCATTTTTTGAATGCCCTAAACTCAAAACAGTTAATTATAATGGTACAGTAGAATCGTTTAATAACATATATTGCTATAATTATGATAACGGGGATATGAAACTAATGTCAAATATGATTAATAAAGTATTTGATAATGGTTGTACCATAATATGTAAAGACGGCAAAATAAATGTTGGAGCTACAGAATCTTATAAATATAATAACAAACTTATCTTAGAGGGATTTTGGGACGGAGTTAAAGGTGCTTCTGGTGCAATAAAAAACGCTATTAAAGATACAGTTACTAAGAAAAAAGCACGACAAGAAAGAAAAACAAGAGAAGAAGGACCTGTAGATTCTAGTACAATGTTACAGTATATAAAGGAAAAATTTCCAAAAATATACGAAAGAAATCCAGAACTAATATCAGATATTTTAGCAAATCTTGTGGCACAAAATCTTGGAAATAATGAATCACGTAACGGTGCTATAAATTTACTTATAGGCTGTCTAAATGATTGGAGATTATCTATTGATTTAGGTAGAGTTCAAAAAATAATGAATTTATATTATAAATATCGTGATTTTAGAGACTTTGTGTTAGCAGATGAAGGTAATGCGTTCATAAAAGCTTTAAATTTAAGCAATTTCGATACACAATTTAATGCTATTGAAAAGATTGTAAGTAAAAAAGTATCACCAGAAGTTTTACTGGACGATAGTGGTAAGTTTTATACCGATGAACAAACATTATCCGATATTATAGAAAAATATAAAAACGGTAATAAATTTACTAATAAACTTGCGAATACTATCGAAGATAAATTTAAAGAAGCTCAAAATGACGGTGGAAAATTACAGCAAACACTTTCACAAGAAGAACTTAAATATATTAAAAATAACAAGAAATGGGCTATGGAACAGTTGGGAATGGATGAAGATTCTATAATAATGTTCTCTTCTTGGATTAAATAAATGAGAATTTATGTACATAACAATACAGGTGAAGTTTTAACTGATTTTGGATATTACTTACTAGATATAGTTAAAGAAAATTGTTATAATTTATTAGATTCTAATTCTAGTAAATATAATAAATTACAAAAAACTTTAGATACTTCTTTACTAGTTACATATACAGAACCAACACGAGCTATTGATATTGTTTCTGTATTTAAACAGGGAATAGAAAATTTAATTTTAAGAGAAACTCCAAAAATGGACTTATTAATTTATGTTGACCCTGTAATTAAAATTTATGGAACTTCTACAGGTGTAGAAACATTTATAAAATTTTTTGAGTATGGTATTAATAGTATGAAACTTTCACCAATGCCATTATTTAGAAAAGTATTTGATAATATAGAAAAAAACATTTATAATTATTATGAAGATTGGTTAGAGGGTAATTAATGTATTTATACGATAATGCTATTGTAGACACAATAGAACATTGGACAAATAACAAAGTAAAGATTATGCCTCCAGAAATGGCATTTAGGCAATATGATGATGAAAGTGACGATGACTTTAAATTACCGTGCATTTCATTAACAAGACTGCCTTATACTTTAAAACAAACAACTAAATCACCTCAGACATTTGATGGTTTTAAAGTATATACAAGTGAAACTACTACAATTAAATTAAATAGTATTCCAATAGTATTACATTATCAGTTAGACCTATACGCAAAAACTATGGTACAATGTGATAATATGGTACGAGAGTTTGTATTTAAAATTATAAACGTACCAAAAATAACTTTGGATATACCTTATAATAGAGATATACATTTAACACATAATTTTCATTTGTCTTTAGGAGATGAAATAGCAGA